TATCAGACAGGTCGCCAGTGCTATCGGAGGGCTGCTCGGAAAAGCCATCGACGGTCTTATCAATACCCTGAGCAACGCCAATTTCAACGGCATCCTTGATTTCCTGAACGCTTTGGCCGCTGGCGGCATTATAGCCGCAATCAACAAATTCATTGATCCTGTAGAGGAACTGGAGAACACATTCACCAGCCTCAAGGATTGGGTCAAGGGCCTCGGTGGCGGTGTCACCAAGATTTTGGATGGTGTTCGTGGAAGTCTGGAGGCCTGGCAGACAAAGTTGAAGTCAGATGCTTTGGGCAAGATCGCCGCATCTATCGCCGTACTCTCCGTCAGTTTGCTTGTCTTGTCGTCTATCGACTCTGATAAAGTAACCGGTTCGCTTGCTGCTATGGGCACTATGTTCGCAGAACTTATAGCGTCTATGGCTGTTTTGGACAAGTTGAGCATTGACGGAAAAGCGGCCAACAAAACTGCCTCGGCCATGATAAAGATGGGAGCGGCGCTCCTGGTTCTGAGTCTGGCCATGAAGAACATTGGCGAATTGGAACCTGAGCAGTTGGCGGAAGGCTTGATTGGTGTTGGCGTGCTGCTGGCAGAAATCGACCTCTTCCTTAACACGGCTAAATTCGACAAAAACGCTTCTAAGGCCGCAACCGGAATGATTCTATTTGCCGCAGCAATCAAAATACTCTCTTCGGCAGTGAAAACCCTTGGAGGTATGAACTGGAATGACTTATCCAAAGGACTTGTCGGCGTCGGTGTTCTTTTAGCCGAGGTTGAAGTGTTCTTAAGTAACGCAAAGTTCAATGGAAAAGCGGTTCTGACTGCGACTGGTATTGTCATTCTATCCTCTGCAATCAAAGTGCTTGCTTCCGCTTGCAAAGATTTCGGATCTATGTCGTGGGGTGAACTCACCAAAGGTTTGGCATCTATTGCTGCTCTTCTGGTCGAAATCACCGCATTTACCAAGCTGACCGGAGACGCAAAACATGTTGTCTCTACTGGTCTTGCTTTGATTGAGATTGCAGCCGCTATGAAGATATTTGCGTCTGCCATGGCCGATTTTGGTAACATGAGTGGAGCAGCAATCGCAAAAGGACTTGTGGCTATGGGCGGTGCTTTGGCTGAAGTTGCCATTGCGATTAAGCTGATGCCTAATAACATGATTAGCGTTGGCTCCGGTTTAGTTATCGTAGGTGCTGCTCTAAAGATTGTGGCCAGTGCTTTGTCCTCAATGGGTAACATGAGCTGGGAAGCGATTGCAAAGGGACTCGTCGCTATGGGTGGCGCTCTTGCCGAATTGGCTATCGGCCTTAACTTTATGAACGGCACTCTTGCCGGTTCCGCAGCATTGCTCGTGGCGGCAGGCGCATTGGCTGTTCTAACCCCTGTGCTCGTGGTCCTTGGTAACATGAGTTGGGAGTCTATCGCAAAAGGTCTCGTCATGATTGCTGGGGCATTCACGGTTATGGGTGTGGCTGGAGCAGTGCTTGGCCCATTGACGCCGTCTATTCTTGCTATTTCTGGAGCATTAGCCCTGCTTGGTGTTGGCGCTGTTGCTATCGGTGCAGGTCTTACCCTGATTGGCGCAGGGCTGACTTCGATCTCGGTTGGGTTGGTGTCATTGGCCGCCTCATTTGCTTCCAGCGGGGCACTTATTGTTGGTGGACTCTCCGCCATTGTTCTCGGTTTTGCAGGACTCATTCCAGCTATTGCCGAGAAAATTGGAGAGGCCATTGTTGCATTCTGCGGCGCAATTTCAAGTGGTGCTCCAGCTATTGGCGAGGCTGTGAAAGCCATCGTTCTGACCTTGGTCGACGTCCTGGTACAATGT